GCGTTGACCCACGTTTAGGTGCTATGCAGTATAGTGGTCCCGGCTCTAGCATAGCTGCAGGTAGTGGTAGTACGTTAGCAGCAATACAAACTCCTGTACAAGCACAAATGGCTACTGCCTTTACTCCGACAAGTACTAGCCCTTATGCTGATGCTTTTGGTACTCCCACAGGCTCACGTGAATTAACTAATGCTGCAGATAACATACGAGAATTGCAAGCGGCTACTGCAAACTTTCCTTTAAATCAACCAGTATCAGCAGCAACAACACAACCTGTTAGTACTCTATCAGGTAATCAATTTAACGTTAATTCTGCTGGTGGGTATTCGTACCCTATTGATGCTTACAGTAATGCAGCTTCAGCACAAGGTATGAATAATATCCAACAAGGTGCTAACGTTACAGCTACTAATACTACAGGTGGCTACGATGAAACTCCTATAATTACTCCCAACGTGCTTACTTCCGATAATGATAATGGCGGTGGTAGTGGTGGTGGTAGTGGTGGTGGTACTGGCGGTGGTACTGGCGGTGGTACAGATACGGATACTAGTAGTAATGCTGTCATTGGTGATTCAGTCAATGTTGGTGGTACAGGTGGGAAGATGGTTTTTGAGGACACTGATGGAGGATTGGCTGACTACACGCCTACGTCTACACAGTTAAATCAACAATTGACTGACCTTGGTTTAGTTAATAAAACAGACGATAAGTTTGCTCAACCTGTAGATTTTTCAAAATCCAAGTTAGGGTACTCCTTGTCTAATTCAGGTAGTGAACTTTCTGGTTTAGATTTACTTGCTAAAGAAAAATACGAAAAAGGACCAAATGCTAAGATGTCTGTTCCAGATCAATACGCTTCTTATGGTGCTGGACAACAAGGAACAACAACTTCTTCAGCGGATGAACTTTCTGGTTTAGATTTATTTGCTAAAGAAAATGCAGCTGTTGATCCTAATGCTGGTACACTAAAAGCTCAGGCAGAAGAAGAAAGATTAGGCATTGATCCAACTACAACAGTTGCAGCGGAAACTTTTTCAGAAGCATTTGCTAGAGAAAAAGCTGCAGGTAACTCAGTGTTTAATTATAAAGGTTCTTCTTACACAACACAGACAGCAGACGAAGTAGCTTCAGCAGCAGCAATAGCAACTGGTTCAGACACAGGTACTACAGTTATTGGTGGAAAAACCTTTGATGTAGTTGACGGTATCATAGCAGTTGAAAAAGGAAGCTCTATGGACAATGGTTCCTTTAAAGGTAAGGGCTTAACTATGGAAGCTGTTTCTACTAGTAACGTTAGTAACGGAACAGGCGTACCAGTAGCAAAAGCTAATCAAGCTGAACTTGCAAAAATACATGGTGATCCCGGTCCCGGTATGGTTTGGGGCGTAAACCCCGGTACAAACGTAATGACTAAGATTGGTAAAACTAAGATTGGTATTAAACCAGATGGTACTACACTTGCTGCTGGGGAAACTGTGTACGCTGGAACAGGTGCGATAACTGCTAACACTACTGTTAGTGGCACTGGCTCTGGTAGTAACTCTGGTAGTAACTCTGGTAGTAACTCTGGTAGTAACTCTGGTAGTAACTCTGGTAGTAGTACTACTTCAACTGCTAAAACTTACGGTAGTCTAGCAGAGGCAGCTAAAGATGGTCAACATGGTCAGGCTGTTAATATTGCAGGTAAAGGTCTTCAAAAAGTAGAATTTGCCGATACAACATATGATGCTAAAATGGCAACTGTTTCTGCTTCAAGTAATAATGATAATGATAATAGTAGCAGCAGTAGCAGTAGTAGTAGCGATGGCGGTGGCTGTTGTTTTATTATGTTAGAAGCTCGGTATGGAAATGGTACTATGGATGAAGTAGTACGCCGTTATCGTGATGAATACATGACAGATCGTAATCGGCGTGGGTACTACAAACTTGCAGAAGTACTTGTACCCTTGATGAGAAAGTCTAAAGTATTTAAGTGGGTAGTAACAAAAACATTTGCTGATCCTTTAGTCGCATATGGTAAATATTACTATGGACAAGGTAAAGTAGGTATGCTATACTCTCCTGTAAAGTCTTTCTGGATGAAAGTATTTGATGTCATTGGTGGCGAAACGGAGTTTATTAGGGAAAATGGAGAAGTTGTATAAGACACCCTACAAAAAAGAATATAGTGAAATATACAATGACATATACTTATTAGACAAAACTCATTTACAACACACACAATACGAAATTGACTTAATAGAGTACTTATGTAAAGATAAACAAAGTTGGTTAGACATTGCGTGTGGTACAGGCTATCATTTAAATAATGTAAAATCTAATGTAGAAAAGTTTGGGGTTGATCGTTCTTACGACATGATTGCTTATGCAAAAGCAAACACAGCTAGTAACATTAAGTATACTACCTCCGACATAAATAATTTTGTACCTAACGTAACTTTTAACGTAGTGACATTTCTTTGGATGGGGTATGTACATCAACCTTCTTTATCTAAGGTACTTGACACTATTAATATTGCTTCAGAAAAAACATCAAAAGATGGTCACTTTTTAATGACGTTTTGTGATCCTTTGTACGTTTTTGAAAACAGTCCCGATAAAGGAATTTATTGCGGTAGGGGCAATATAAATTTTGATGGTCTTATTTGGTCGTACTCCGATGAAATAAACAAAATACAATACGAAAATCTTATTGCCCCTAATAAATTTAAGATATTAGAAATGTTATCTGATAAATACATTAATGTAGAAGAACTAGTATACCCAAAAAATAATGACATGTATTGGAAGAAATCAGCATTTCTTTTTAAGGAGAAAATATAAATGGAAGAAGATGACACATTCGATACTTACATGATGGGTGTATCAAATAGAATTGATAAGCTATCAGACAAAGATAAAAATACCTTAGCCTCTCTAGCTGGTAGTAAAGTAGGAAATGTTTTAATTTCTGTTCTTGGGCCAACTATGGCAATACTAGGTGAAGGTATTCAACCTGTAAAGAAACGTGGTTTAGCGGCACGTAAGTAATTCGCTATATATGCTCTGGCTACTCATCCCCCTACCAACACTAGGCTACGGTGGCCCCAGTTAGGAAAACTAAAATGAACGATACTATTATGGCAGAAGAAATGCAAGCTCCAAATAAAGTAGCATTTGCAAACCGCAAGTACACTAATGAAGAAAAACGTAAGATCGAAGAAGATGAACTAGAACAACTTATTGCAGAACAGAACGGCGAAACTAAAACAGAAGAAGTTGAAGCTGAACCTGCAAATGCTGAAGAACGTAGCTTTAAGAAACGTTACGGTGATCTTCGCAGACACATGCAAGAAAAAGAAAAGACTTGGGATGATAAGTTTAAAAACATTGAACGTCAACTTAAAGAGTCTACTGTACAAACTATTAAATTACCTAAGTCAGACCAAGACATTGACGCTTGGGCCAAAGAGTATCCAGACGTAGCTGCTATTGTAGAAACTATTGCAATTAAAAAAGCACGTGAACAGTCTGCTGGCCTTGAAGATCGTGTAAAAGAGATTGATGAAATGAAAGCTAGTGCTCATCGTGAGAAAGCTGAAATTGAATTAATGACTGCACATCCTGACTTTGGTGAAATTCGTGATAGCGACCAGTTCCATGAGTGGGCAGATGAACAGCCTAAGTGGGTACAAGATGCGCTATATGAAAACGATAATGACTCACGCTCTGCATCTCGTGCAATTGACTTGTACAAATCAGACATGGGTATTAGAACAAGTAAACCTGCAAACAGTAAGGATGCGGCACGTTCCGTAAACAACCGTACTGATCGTAGTAAGCCTGACTCAAAAGATAGTGCAGGCGTATTTAAAGAATCGCAAGTAAACAAGATGACACCACAACAATATGAAAAGGCTGCTGATGCAATCATGGAGTCAATTCGTGGTGGTAAATTTATTTACGATATGTCGGGCAATGCTCGGTAAAAGCTATTGACATATAGATTATATATGATATAACTATATGTATGATATAATATCGTTGGCCCCTATATGGTTACCCAACGTTATTAAACCTAAACTTCCGCAAACAACATAAAGCTTTCGGACAACCTAATGTCTCATGGCCCGTTTTACTAGAAGGTTGGCCGACTTTCTAATAAACGCACCCTAGTAGAACTTAGCCTCTGTATAAAGTCATTAGTCGTTTGCATCTGTGTCTTATGCTAAGGAGAAATTAACATGGCATTTTCGACAGCCGCTGGATATGGTAACTTACCAAACGGTAACTTTTCACCAATTATCTACAGCAAACAGGTGCAACTTGCATTCCGCAAAGCATCTGTCTGTGAAGCAATCACCAACTCCGATTATTTCGGTGAGATTGCAAACATGGGTGACTCAGTAAAAATTATAAAAGAACCTGAGATCACTGTACAAGCATACTCTCGTGGTACAACTATCACACCACAAGATTTAGACGATGAGGACTTCTCATTAACTATTGACAAAGCAAATTACTTTGCTTTTAAAGTAGACGATATTGAGGAGGCCCACAGCCACATTAATTTCCAAAGCCTTGCTTCGGATCGTGCTGCTTATCGTTTGGGTGATCAGTTTGACCAAGACGTACTTGGTTACTTGACAGGCTTTAAACAGTCTGCTGTTCATGGTAGCCCCGATACTGTAAATGCTACTGTAAATGGTAGTGTTGCGGTTTCAACTGCAGGTACTGACGAACTATTAGCATCAATGAAAATTACTGCTGGTAGCTTTGGTGGTACTGATGGTGAAGCTCTTGCTCTCCAGCCTCGTACTGGTGGAGCTACTGATTCAACACCTGCCGCTGGCGATACTTTCCCACTAACCGTCATTGCACGTATGTCACGTCTGTTGGATCAACAGAATGTGGATACCCAAGGTCGTTGGTTGGTTGTAGACCCAGTATTCATGGAACTTCTGAAAGATGAAGATTCACGTTTGTTTAACGCTGACTTCGGTGGTTCTGGTCTTCAGAATGGTCAAGTTGGAACTAACATTCATGGTTTCCGTGTATACACATCTAACAATCTTCCTACAGTTGGTACTGGTCCGTCCTTCACAGGTACGAACTCAACTGCTAACTTTGGTATGATTGTAGCTGGACATGACTCAGCTGTTGCAACTGCAGAGCAGATCAACAAAACTGAGACTTATCGTGACCCAGACAGCTTCTCGGACATCGTTCGTGGAATGCATCTGTACGGACGGAAAATTCTTCGTCCTGAAGCCTTGGTTAACGCCAAGTATCATTTGGCATAGGGGGATATAAATTATGGCTACGTACTCATCTAGTTTACAAGCAGTCCACCGACCAACTGCACCAGCACCATACTTACTTAGTAATACAATTGATATTGCAGTAGAGAATGTAAATAACGCTGCAGCACTAGCTGCTAACGATATTTTAAAAGTCTTTACTTTACCAACAAATACTATGATTATGGCTGCTGGTTTTGAGGTCACTGCACTTCTTACTGGAGAATCCAACGATACAACATTCAACCTTGGTATTACTACCGCCTCTACTGGTGGTATTGCTGCTGATGTTGACGAGTTTGTTGCAGCTATGGACACAGACGCTATGGCGGTTGGTTCCTATGCTACTATGATTCCCGGTGTTTATCCAGCTGTTGTAGGTTCAACTGCAACTACGATAGACCTAGAACTTCAAGCAGCAGGTACTGCACCAACAGGCGGTAAAATCCGTGTGTGGTGTGTCCTGATGAACATTGATGATCGAGGTAATTATAGTGCTTCTGAAGCACAACGTGACGCACTTGCGTAACTAAACTAATGAGTGGGCTGCTTAACTGTGGCCCACTTATACTTATGTATAGAGGAATGATTTATGGGTATTACTACAGCAATGTGTACAAGCTTCAAGAAAGAATTACTTGGTGGACTACACGACCTTGACACAGATACAATTAAACTAGCTCTTATTAAACCTAGTAATAGTGGCACATATGGCGCTGCTACTACCAATTATTCAAATGTAACAGATGCTTCTGATGAGTCTTCTGGTACTAACTACCCTGCAGGTGGACAAGCTTTAGGTAGTCCTGCTATCACAGTTAGTGGAACAACTGCTATGGTAGACTTTGCAGACGAAGTATTTGTAAACGTGACTACATCTGCTGTCGGTTGTATTTTATATAATACAGCAAACTCAAACTCTGCTATTTGTGTAGTTGACTTTGGGGGTACAGTAACCGCTGTTGCTGGTGACTTGACTATTGAGTTCCCTTCGGTTGGAGCAAGTACTACTATAATTAGAATAGCATAAAGGTCTAAGCAATGGCTGTCATTCGTCTTTCGGCAAGATATGGATCAGGTAAGTTTGGTCTTTCTAAGTACGATGAAGAGTTTGTATCTATTGCGCTTACCGGAGTTGTTGGTACAACTGCTCTTGGATCAGTAACACTAGGACCCGTA